ATCTCATCGATGATGTTTTGCAAGGTCGTGTCTTCCTTCTTCACCACCTTGTACCGCATCTCTTCGATGTCCTTGACCTGCCCCTCCAAGAAGTCCACGATGTTGCCGGTTCGCTTGGCTGATTGCAGCGCGATGGCGCCGATCAGACCGTACTTGCCTTGGTAGGTTTCTGCGAACTTGTCCGCGAGGTCGATGATGCCGTCGTAGAACTCGTTCAACGCAACGTGCTTGGCGTATGACCGCGTCGCCAGATGCGTCGAATGCGCGACATCGCGAGCAAGGAACATCTGACCGATAAACACTTCGCACGTCATTGCGGCATCCCCATGTCAAGCGGCAGTTGCTCCATCGGAGGCTGCATTTCAGGCATCTGCGGCATTGGAACCGACTGCTCCATGACATCACGCAGCGTAATCACCACGATCTCCTGCACCTGTTCGGGCGTCATGCCCGCTTGGACAGCTTGAATCCGCTTGGTTTCGGCATTGTACTCTTCGATCCGCAGTTTCTGCGCTTCCATCGACTCGCTGACAGTCTTCAGCATCCCGTGCAGTTGGTCAAGCTCTTGACCCATCGCTTGGATCTGCTGGTTGGCCATCTGCAATGCCGGATCGTCTTCGTCTTGCAAGAGTTTCGGGTCGATCGTCTTTTTGAGCCGCTCAGCCAGCTCCTGTGCGCCTGGCCAGTCCATGTTCTTGACGAACAGGTCGCCAGCGACCGCCCAGAGCTGCGGGTTGCCTTGCAGGATCTGCCCCATCGCGTCCATCGCTTCCTGACGCTTGGTTAGGTAGCTTGGGCCGGTTGTGACTTTGACGTCATACTTGCCGACCGAGGGGTTGTATATCTTGTCGATGACGATGCCCTGCTCGTTCACTACCCGCCGCACTGCTTCCGGCTGCGTCGGGTCGATCTTGACCATGTTGGACTCGCCGTCCAGACCAATGATCCGCGCGATGCGCTGGGTGTCGTAAATCTTCGGCACCAAATCGATGATCTGCCGCGTGATGTGACGCACGGCGCGGGCCAGATTGTCGACGTAGTGATAGGTGCCTGTGTTGCTCTGCTGCTGACGCGCAAGGATCGCACGGCCAGACCGCTCGTTCGAGGTCGCGCCCAGACTCGGGTCGTACTGGCCTGTGGTTGCCTTGAGGTCGTCAGACGCCCCAAGTTTGGCCTGAATAAGGCCAGGTTGGGCCATGACAGGCGGCGAGCGCTGCGGCAGCGGCAACGGTGCGCCCATGCCGTCTGTGGCGTCTGGGTTGACCTCGAGGTACGGCCAATTGTTGATGTTGGCCGTCTTCCACTGATTTTCGTAGCCCTCAAACTGGCCACCGTAGCCGATAAACGGCGCTTTGGGCGCCAGCGCCAGCATCTCGGCTTCTTGGCTCGTCCAGTAGTTGTAGAGCCGCTGGGCGTCCTTGGCGTTACGCACCAGACCCGATATCTGCACCTCGCCGTCGATCTCAAACTCGTTTCCAACCACTCGAACGACCGGAATCCATTTGCCCGGCCATTCCTGCTCTTCCAGCACCTCAAAACCGTTGGTTTTCAGCCATTTGACGGTTTCGATCGTCACTTTCCGCTGCCGGGTGGGCCGCAGGCCCATCTGACGCATCTGCTTGTCCTGCGGGTCGCCCTGATAGGCGAGCGTGCCGTCCGGGTAGAGGTTGAGCGTGGTGTCCTTGGGTTCTTTGTAGAAATACTCCGCAATCCGGATCGTCATCTCGTTGATCCAGACCGACAGGTTGCCGTCACCGACACCTTCTGACTGGATGGATGTGATCGGCGTTGCGTTCGGGAACATCCGCTCGTACTCATCCTTCGGAATGTCTTCCGTGATGAAGCACCACTTAGCGTCTGACCCACACGGGTCTTGGATCGTCGGGTCCATGTAGACCGAAAACGGGTTGCGAAGGCGCCCGATCTTGATGTCCTGATCGAAGCTCTTCTCGTCGCAGTACTCGGTCAGAAGCCGAATGTAGCCCTCGCCTTGCGTCACCTGGCACTCACACGCAGTGTCGTAAGCGACATCCGCATCCGAGATGTACTCAATGTGCCGCACCAGACCGTCAAAAATCTCCGCGACCTCGATGTCTGCGTTGTCGTCAGCCGGAATGACCTTTCCGGACGGCCGATTCTGCCGCTGGTCGTTTGTGACCTGCCGGACGTGCTGCGGGAGCTTGTTGATCGTTAGGCAGGGCCGCGCGTTGATCGTCTGGCCTTGGGCGCTGCCGCGTGTCTTCAGCACGTCAGCGGGCCATTGGAAGTTGTTGTCGGGCGAGCCTGCAAAGAACCGCAGGTCGTCCAACTGGTCTTGCCGACTGTCCGAATAGGCGTCCAGCGCAATCCGCAGCCGCTTACGCATCTCCGACAGCATCTCTGCCACGTTGCGCTTGGCGCGGCGGGGCGCTGCGTCCGCGTCGGCTACCTGCGCGGCTCCGTACAGACCGTTGTCATCGTAAGCCATTACTTACCTTTGCCTCGTTTGGCTGCTGCGGCTTGCGATTGCGCCCTACGCTGTGTGCTGTACGCGATCGCGACCGCTTGGGGCTGCGGCTTGCCGTGCGCCATCTCGGTTTTGATGTTCTTCCGGAAGGCAGCCTTGCTGGGCGACTTAACGAGCGGCATAACTACCTCTTTTTGGCTGTTTTGGCCGACTCTTTGAAGTCTTTGGCCGTTGGCGCGCCCTTGGCGCCCGGTTTTCGCATCTTTTCACCGCTGCCGGCTGCGATACGGGCGCGTTTTGCGTTGATATTGGCGTAAAGCCCAGGTTTTGTCGCCATGTCAGCACTTCCATCGTTTGAGCGCCGCTTTAGCGCGTTCGCCGTCCTTGGCCTTGGCGGCTACCGCAGACATGCGTGAGCAGAACGACTTCTTGCGTGCGGCGTCAGCCTCCGTTTTGGGGCTGGGCGCGGGCGCCTTCAGGTTGCTGCCTGTCTCGCGGTTGTACTTGGCCCGTCCCTTCGCGGTCAGCCCCGCGCCTTGGCTCGTTGGCAGCTTCTCGCCACGCCCGACCGACAGACTGACTGATTTCTTGGCCATAGTTTAGTCGCGTTTCATGAGAAGGTCTACCTTCTCAACGTCGCTAAGGTCAATCTTTGATCTTGACTTTTCGCGCATGATTTGCGTGGGTAGATCTTCAACATCTCTGAATAGTTGACCCCTGCTACGAATGACAACAGGAATTTGTTCAACCCCATCCAACATTGCACGGGTGGCGCGAGCGCGGCCTTCATGCGACATTACTTGAGATGCTTTTTTGCCCCCAAATGTAATGTCTAAATACGGCAGATAATCCTCGTTAAATTTTGCAACGTCAAACGCTTTCAAATCTTTTGCCCGTTTTTGCACGTCAGTGCCGGCGGTCGCTAAAGACAAAAATTTTTCTGGTGACATATATGTAAGTATGCCTTCAGAAGCATTCTGCATCGGCCTCCCGTAATACTTTTGCTCTTTAAGCAGCCGTTCGGCAGCTATTGGAACTTTAGATAGCCCTCGCGCTAAACCTACAGGTGCAGCAACTGCCGGCATTACCCCTAATGCTTGGCCTGTTCGGTACGCCTCGCGGCCTATTTCGCCTCCATACTCAGGTGCGGGCAGCCCAAACATACCGCGTGCAGCGCCGCCTATTACCCCCGCAAACGGATCGCCAACGTACCGTTGATACGCGGTTAAAAGCGCGTTTACAGACGTGGGCGCAAGGCGATTGGTAGCCATCAATACCCCATCCAGCCCGATCGGACGGCGTCGGGGCTACTGTATGAACGAGTGATAGCGCTTGTGCGGGCCTCGGACGACTGCCGCGAGGCGACCGGAAACGCGAACGTACACGCCAGCGCGTCTGCTGCGTCAGGGGATGCTAGCCCGCGTGCTTTCATGTCCTTCTTGCTCTCCAAGAAGACCGTTCCCGATGAGTCGGGCTTGACCTTCGGCCCGGTGAGGTCGATCTTGAGCTGCCGATCGGCCGGTATGTGCGCGGACTTCAGCCACTCCCGCATCGCGCCCCAAAGCTCGGCGCGCTTGTTGCCCCACATGACCGGG